AGGCTTGCACTGCACCGGCCGATCCGGTCGCAGCCTGGGCCGATGCGTTTGCGATTTCAGCGCCTGTACCAGCCGTGCCTGTACCAGCCGCGCCCGCACCCGCAGTCCCTACAAAATTTGTCGCCTCACCCGCACCTGTTGCCGCACTTCCGGCGACATCTGCACCCGCCGTCGCCGCTGTCGCCGCTTCACTGGCAAACGCGCCCATACTGGCAGCAACGCCACCGATTGCACCGACTGCACCAAGCGCCATGCCGGCGTACTGCAGCTCCTTGATCTTGGCGATCGTTCCAATCGCGCCCAAGGTGGCACCAAGAATGCCAACGACGGCAAAGGTCGTGAAGCCAGTAGCAAACCCGGTCCCGACCGCGAGGGCGACGGCACCAATGGAAATTGCGCCACTCATTGTTCGCCTCCAGTGATCACCACTTCGTTGAGCGCGGTGTCGCGGCGTGACGCAAGCCGATCGGCTTCGTCGGTAAATTCCTGCTCTGCCTCGGCAACCGTGGTGGCTGATGTCGGGAAGAGCATCGTCATGTGAATGTCGGTGACTGCAGCGATCACTTGCTTGCGGTTGGCTGCAGCAGGCAGCACGGCATAGCCGGTGATGCGCTGGGTATCTTCGCCGGTCCACACCATGGCATCACCATGGATGACCAGCACCGTAGGAATCTTGATCAAGGCTCCGGTGATCTGATAACCCGCCGGCAGCAGCATCGTGCGCGCATACAGGCCTGCATGCAGGACGTGATGCATCTTGATGTCGATCTGCGGCTGCTCTTGGAGTTGACGTTCCTCGAGTCTGTAAACCTGGGCAATGGCTTTCCTGCTCATCGCCGGGATGCTGGCCGTCTGCATCAACTGGCGGCGCAATTTAGCCTGGCCCATGGCGCACCTTCTTGAAGAACACCCGGTTGACCTCGGTGTAACCGCACTTCGGCAGAAGCTTAGAGAGGCTGCCGCCCATCGGTGCGCTGATCAGCAGACCAGGCGAGCCCATGGCGATAGCATGCTTCTCGGCCTCGGCAATCAAACGAAGACCGATGCCGCCTTTGCGGTGAGCGGCGGCGACAAAGACGCTCTCGACTACCGCGACGTTCACGCCGTAATGCGGCAGTAGACTGATCAGCATCGACAGGAAGCCGACAAGCTCACCGTCTTGCACTGCCGCGAAGACATGCAGAACGCCGGCCTGGTGGAGCTTCCGATAGTTCTCGACCTTGGCGTCGTGCGGTGGCATCCCGTCGATCGCCGTCTCGGCAGCATACTCCGCGATCAGAGCCGGGAAGCTTGGCCAGCCCATGAGCAATTCCCAGTCGATCAGATGCACGCCATCCCAGATCATGGCTGGCACTGCCGTCGCCGTGAGGGTTTGGGTGGGTTCCATTAGTAGTTGAGCCACATATTTGGGGCGAGCCAGTTGATGCCAATCTGGCCCCCGCCCAGAGCCTGTTCTGATATGCCGACATCCCTTATGGTTTTCAGAGCATTGGCCACATTAGTGATGATGTTGTTCATATGCTGGGTCTTCGCTGGCCCATCGAGATCTGCACTAGAGGCAATAGCCGACATGGCTGTCATCGCTTCCGAGTATATTTGCGCCGCACCGTTGGATGTCTCGAGCAGCATCTTGTTGTTATTCGTCATTTGAGTGATGCGCTCGTCGTAGTATCCCTTCTGCTTAATGTTCTCGATGTTGCCCTGGTTCGTCAGCCGCTGGATTTCCTTTTGGGTTTCATTGTTCGATGCAGCGATGATCCGTTTCGTTGCATCCTCCCGTTGGGAGATCGTCAGGTTCATATCCCTCTGGATGTTCGCTACGGCGACCTGGGTCGTGTAATTCATTTCCGCCACGGCCTTGTTGCCCGCGTTGGCTCGCTCCTGCGTGCCGAACGATGTCTGCTGCTGCACCCAGGCGAGGTGCTGCTGAGTGGCAGCCTGGCTGCTCTGGACCCAGCGCGCGGTCGCGTTGTTCTTATCGGCAACGGTGAGCTGGGTATCTTTCTGGATGTTGGCGATTCCCGTCTGTGCCGCGTTGTTAGCGTTTGCCACGGTCAACGCGCCAAGGTTGGCCTTTGTCTGCACGTCGAGGGCGTTATTTGCCTGAATCTTGGCGATGGCGTTTCGGGTTGCATCTTCACGCGCCTGGATCTTCTCCGTCGCGGTGATGTTCATCCCGGCAATCATCTTGTCCGTAGCATTACCGGCTTGCTCGACGGCCAGCGCACCGGCTGCCTGCTTGTCGGCGACAGTCAAATTCGTCTGTTGCTGGATTCTCTCAAGGGTAATCTGAGTTTGGTTGTTAAGCTGACTCGCCTTCCAATCAAACTCGATCTTCTTATTTGCGGTTTTGTCCTGAAGCGAAGCAATTGCCTGATTGCTCAGCGCCTGCGCGGTAGCAACGTCGAGATCTCCGCGCGCATTGATGCCGGCAACTATCTTGGCCGTCTCTCCCTGCTTGCCCGCGACATCGAGATCCCCGCGTGCATTGATGTTAGCCACTTCTTTACTAATATCGCTGATCATCCCCTGCACGATGATGGCGGTCTGCTGCTTCTTGCCTTCGACATCGAGTGCCGAGTCCGCCTGGATGTACGCGATCATCTCGGCCGATCGATTCCGCTTGTCCTCGGCTGACAGGGTTGTGCTGGCATTTATATTGGCAACGAACTTCGTGGCATCCACCTTCGCGGCCTCGGTGATAAGAGCCGTGGCTGCCCGCTTGTCTTCCGCCGACAGTGTCGTGTTGGCGTTCACCGCCGCGATCCACTCGTCCTTCCGTGCATTCCTTTCGGCAATACTCAGGCTGGCGTCAGACGCTATCCACGAAGCGTACTTCTGGGTGTCGCCCTGGATCTTGGCGATGTTGGTCGAGCCCTGGATCTGCGCCGCCGTCATCGACTCGCCGCTGATGATCTTGGCGTTCTCGATGGCTGCGGTGTTCTTTGCCCCGGCCGTGAACTCGAGCGCCCGGTTCTCTGCCGCGTAGGTGTTCGTGGCGGCGTCGGCGTAGGTCTTGGCATCGGCGGTGGCGATCGGCGTGGCCGCCGTATAGAGCGCGGTCTGGCCGGCGTTGACGCCCGCGGTCGAGTTAATCAGACCGCGCGTGTTCATCATCCTTCTGGCGTTCGCCTCGGCCTGCTCCATCAGCGGCGAACCAGACTTGATGATCTTGCCGATCTGGCCCTGGACGGTCTGCTCGTCCGTCACCTTGAGCGCATCGGGATCGTAGCCAACCGCAGGAGCGGCCGGCGTGTCCGGTATCACCACAGGCGGCGGCGGCGTGGCTGTCGGCTGCGCGTTGTCGTTGATCAGGCTAGGAGGCGGCGGCGGCGTAACGTCCGGCGTCCCCGGATAAGGCGGGGGAACATAGGTCGGAGGAGTGGGGACGGTGGTGGGTGCAACGGCCATGGTGTCCCCCTAAGTCGTCGTGAACGTCTTGGTGACGCCGTTGATGCGGATGAACACGCCTGCCGTGGTCGTCCACATATCACCGTTGCCGGGAGTGGTGGGCGCAACGCCGTGCGGGATGCGAAAGCCACTGTTTGCGGCCACGCTGGCCGCGGTCAGCAACAGCCCGGCGCACGACGCGCCACCGTTTGCATACATACGGAACGCCTCGGTGAAGGTCACGTCGGCCCCCAACTTGCGCAGCGAGAAGATGAGAGCGCCCGTTGGCCCGGTGCCGTTTTCCACATAGCTCTTGATGGCAGCGAACGAACCATGGCCATCGGCAAACATGATCGCGCCGCCGTTGCCTACCGCAGATCCTTCATCAACCAGATACGCCGTTGCACCCTGCGCGCCTAACGGAGCAAAGTTGGCTACCGCCTGACCCGTGCCGCTCAGATGCAGCTTGGCGGTGGCGTTGACACTGAGCCCCAGCCCGGTCCCGTCCCACCGTGCGACCTCGGCCGGATTACCCGCCGTAATGGTGACGCTGTTGATGAGGTAACTGCTGCCTGCGCGGGCAATGCCAAAGACCGCCTGCGAAAGGGTGTAGGCGTCGTTGACCGTGCGAAGGAATAAGTTGCCGCTCGTGTCGGAGATCCACTCCCACATCTTTCGATCAGCGCCCATACCGGGCTGATACATCTGGATCATTGTCGAGGCAGTGGTGACGCCGTAGGACCGGATGCCGCCCTCGCTACCCGACGAGGTGCCGGTGATCGAGCCGGTGGCGAGAACATCACCCGTAACATCGAGCGCCCTGGTCGGTTGTGTGATGGCACCAATCCGGGTGTTGCCCGCAAAAACATTCATCGCCGTGGTGTTGCCGTAGTAATTGAAGCGATTGGTTCCGGCCGGGACGTTGCCGTAGAAACCAAAGATGTTGGTTCCGGTGACCAGAGAGCTTTCGGCAATAAACCCGTACTGATTCATGCCGCCAGCCGCGAAGCCTGCAAGGGTGGTCTGTGCGGCCGAGTAATGCCTGAGAGCGGCAAGATTTGTTGCCGTCGCCAGCGACCCAACCTGGGTTTGGTACATGATTATCGTTACCGGAGTAGTCGTCGAAATAACGCCATCATTGTAAATGCCAAAAGAGTGCGAGATCATCGGCTTTGAAATACGAAGGGCGACGTTGCTTACGGCACTGCTTCCAATGCCGACTGATTCAAGGACACGATCAAAATAGAAAGCCTCGGTGTCCTTGAATGAAATGTTGCCCGCAGGGGAAATCAGCATCGCTTGAAGTGGCACTGCCGCTGCATTGGCAGCGCCCGCGTTGTTTGGCGCGAACAGAAACTGTATCGCAGAGGTGGTTCCGTTTTCTGCCAACTTAATCGCAGCAGCAGAACTGTTGGTCGCCACGTATTTCCAGCCACCATCGAAGTGCAGGTTGCCCATCAGTGCGCGATTGCTGGTAATTGTAATATCGCCAAGCGCCCAGATCTTACTGCCGGTGGTGGTAGGGCTAAGAACTGTTGCTCCAAGATTGAGGATGTTGCTCACAGCAAACGTGTTTTGCGTGAGTGATGCATATGACCCGCCGACACCCGACAGGATCATTGTCAATGTCGTACCGGCGGTAACCGTCAGCGGCTGATAAGACCCGACGCCGGTATTATCAACGCCCTCGATAGCCACGCTAGTTGCGCCGGGGACAATGCGAACGCCCTTGGTCACACCTCGGGCTAGGAACGCCGTCGTACCGTCAGCCACGGTGATGGTGAGCGTGTCGGCAACGGCAAGAGTGTTGCTAACAGTGGTTGGTGGATGAAAGGTGATATCGGATATCGTATAAGTACTGCCGCGTGTGACGGTGAAGGCGAACGCCGATGCGCTGTAGACGTCATTAAGCGAGCGCAGGACAAAACTGCCGTCCGCGCCAACGGCATAAAACTCCCACATCTTCTGATCAGCGGGCCTACCCGGTTGAATGATCTGGATCGTTGATGCGCCGGTTCCAACGCCAACCGAACGCAATCCGGCAGTATTGCCTACGGTCGTGGTGCCGGTGATCTGACTGGACGCCAGAATGTCGCCCGTGACATCGAGGGTCTTGGTCGGCGCGACGTTGCTGCCAATGCGTGTGCTGCCCAAGATGGAATTAACGGCGCTGCCGTTCATGTAAAGATTCCACTTGCCTACGCCAGACGCAAGCGAACCTACAAATCCGTAGCTGGTGCCAGGTGTGGTGCCGATACTTGCGGCTGCCAGAAATCCATAATGATTGGAGATCGTGGCACCACCGGCATTCAAGACCGCTGCGCTGAAATGAATGTAGTTCGTATAAGTAGCTACCGTCGCGTTGAACGTCGGATAGGACAGGTATGACGTTGGTGCGCTGTTCGCATCCGTCTGCACTTCGCCAACAACGGCAACATTCGCTGCCGACGCATTGCCAGTGAGCGGAGCCACGATACGGAGATTGCTGCCCAACAAGCTGGTCGTGCCGATGCCGAGGCCGATGTTGGTATTGTCCCAGAACAACTGCTGGCCCGCCGTTGTGTTCTGCGAGTAGACACCCAAGGGACCGGCAAAAACTACCGAGCCCTGTGTCAGCACGCCCGAACCCGTACCGCCCTGCGCCGGCGGAAGCTGCGCCACTGTGGTCAGCGCCGTCGCGCCCGCGTTGATCACCACCGGCTTGTTCGCGTTGCCGGTCAGCAGCGGCATCTTGTTGAAGCCTAGCTCGATGTCGCTGAACTCAGCCCGGATCGGGGACGACGCGCCCTGCGATCGCGTAGCCGGCGTGCCGCTGGCTTCGTAGAACTCGTTGCTCATCGCAATCCCCTGCGCATGCTGTACTGGTAGATCACTGAGTTGACCGTGTAGGGCAGGATGTAATTGGTCCCCGAGGAGATCGTGACCTGGATGTTCTCGGACGTGCCCACCAGGTCGGTCGTCGTGGGTGTCAGCGTCTGACCGTCCCAAACAAAATCGTCCCAGGTAAACTCATCCCACAGCGGCGCCGGCGCGAAACTGCTCTCGTAGCCCACTTCCCCTGGCTGATTGATCAGCGGCGTGCCGTAGCCCAGCCGATAACCGAACTGGAAGCCCGCCCAGGCCTCGCCCTGAATCTCCACCGTCGCCCGGCGGTAGCGCTTGTCGACGCGTGGGCTGCGCAGAAAATCCCAGGCCATCGTGATGTATGCCGGGATCACCGCGCCGTCGAACGAGCTGCCCTTGTCGAGCTGATAGATGTAGCCAAGGGTGTCGCTGGATCCGAAATAGATAACCTCTTCGCCCTCGGACGTAGTCTGCTCATCGATGACGTGAACGGGATTGGGAAAGTAAACCGGAATACTGCCCAAATAACGCTGGTTGGATGTCGTCACATAGAGCCCCGCCCCCGTGCTGAAGAAGACGCGGTACTGACCCTTGGTGCGGTTGATGCTCGAGGCCGAGAGGCGCGTGCGGTTTTCGAGAATGAACGGCAGCACGTTGCTCGTCATCGTGCTCGCGGCGAAGTTTCCGAAATTCAGCGAGGCCTGCTGGGTGATGACACCGAGATCATCAAACACGAAAACGTCGAAGATGTTCTGTACCGAGTAACGCCGCGCGCCGTTGCTGGTATTGTAGTTGACCAAATTCCAATCAGTGTCATCGGTGCCGTACAACATTTGCGTATGGGACGCGTGATAGACGCCCAAGGTCGCCGTCTGCTCGCTGCCCGGCAGCCGCGTAATCGCGGCGATGATCGAGCCAGTCGCGATCTCGCCGCCGCCATTGATCGGCAACCACAGGAACGGCGCGCCAGGTCCGGAGAACAGCAACGAGCTCGCATAGGTGAAGAACAGGTGACCCTTGTGGACCGCGACGTTGGTTGGCTTGTCGTCGGGTAGGCCCGTGGTGATCGGCACATAGGCCTCGCCGTCAAACTCGAATCCCTTGTTGACGTTGTCGCATCCGTAAATGCGCTGGGTTGCCTCCTGGCCGGCGAAGTTACCCTTGTCGAACTGATAGCGGCCATTGGGCAGGATCGTAATGGCCGTCTGGATCCCGCTCAGCGTGACCGTGGCGCCGCTCACCGTGACCGTGGCAGCGCCGGCCGAGAAATTGCCGCCTGTTGGATTGGCGATCACGAAGTAGCCCGCGGCGGCGCCCGCCCAGGTCGCGGCGCTTTGTGTCACCACTCGCTTGATCACCGCGTTAACCGCGCCCTTGATCAGCGTCTGGCCATCCTGCGGCTCAGCCGTGCCGCCGAGCGTGAAATTCACGATGTTCAGCAGCGGGACGCTCACCCAGCCGGTGGGCGAGGCCTTGTAGATCGCCGCCGCGGTGCCGCCTGCGTTGTTCCTGAAGGCATAGACGTTGTCGGCGCCGGCGAACGTCATGGCCACAACGCCCAGGATCCGGCCGCTGCCCGGCACGGCCAGGATATCCGCCCGATAGATGTCGGCCGCAGCCGCCGTGTACCTGGCCCGATCCTCGATCGATATGCTCACCGAGGTCGTTGTCGCCGTCCCGATGGCGATCGGCCCGGGCGTGGTGATCGCCCCCGTCTCGTTGAAAACGCCCGTAACCTTGGTCACGACTATGTAGTCGCCGGCCGCGCTCGAGCTCGTGGTGACAACCGTGCCTGTCGCCCCGGAGCCGGCCTGGGTGATGACCTGGCCGGTCGTTGGCACGTTGGTGAAGCTCGCGACCTGAACGATGATCCACGACGCATCGCTCGGCGAGGGGCGCCCGCTATAGCGTTCGTAGCCGCCGATGCGGCCATAGCCGCCGGTCAGCATGACCTCGAAATTGGATCCCTCGCGCAGGGCGCCGCTCTGTAGCGCCTGGCTGGGTGTCGTCTGATCCAGGCCGCCCGGGAAAGCGTTGGGCCCCTGAATGATGGAGCCGAGCTGCGTCACCGACTCTCGGACGTCGACCATCTTCTTGCGGGGCCAGTCGGTGACGGGGCTCATGCCAGCGACTCCGCGATCGTGAACGACTGCGCCTGTTGCCGGGAGAGCTGGCGCATCATCTGGGCGTAGCCAGACTGCCCGCGATCGAGAACCTCAGGCGCCGATTCGTAGCCGGCGTAGTAGGTCATCGCGAGGTAGACGATCAGCATGTGATACTGCAGCGGCAGGCCGACAGGCGTGTCGTCATCAAGCGCCATAATGGACGGCGCCACGTAGTAGTCGGCGGTGATCGTGTAGGCGTCAGTCGGCGGCGGAGCCACCACCACGATGTCGCCCGGGCCGATCGCCACCACGGTCGGACGCGTCTTCACGGTGCGCTGAGCGCCGAACATGTAGCCGTCGCGCCAGGAGTCGTAGCCGATCGGGCCTAGCGCTTCTTCATCGTTGATGTTGGCGACAGTGGTGTAGCAACGGAAGCTGTAGGGATCCCACTTGCCGAAATCATCCCGGAGAACACCTACCGTGCCGGGGCCGGTGCCGAGCGGATAATCGTAGTCACCAAAGACCGTGAGGAACGTGACGCCGGCGCCCACCAGGTTGGACGATCGCATCCACTGCCAGTCGTCCTGCTTGGTCTGGACGGCCTGCCAGGCCCGATCGATCCACCCTACCAGGCGCGCATCCTCGCCTGTGGGCGTGCCCTCCGTCGAAGAAACCACGCCCGAGACGCCGCACTCGCGCCCCAGCGTGCGGACGAGCTCGAGGCGGTTCACAGCTAGTAGGTCCGGCGGCGCAGCTCGGCGAAGTGAGCCGGCCCGCGGGGATTGTTGTCTACCAGGATCTGGACGTTGGCGACCGCCGAGGGAACGCGATGGATCACGTTCTGCGTGCCGAGCTCGTCATGCTGGGTCGTGATGGTGACGCTCTTGGCGCGCACCAGGACATCGACGTAGCAGCGCTTCATGGTCATCTGCAGGCCAACCGGCACATAGGAAACCGGCAGCGTCTGCCAGATGCCGTTGTGGATCACTTCAGGCTTGTGTCCGTTGACCTCACAGAAATAGGACGTCGGCGCGTTGCGCTCGGAGGCCGGATAGATCTCGATGGTGACCGGCTCCTGTTCGAACATCAGCCGATCGAGATGCTCCTTGTCGGCGAGGATCTTCTCGTCGGCCTGGACGATCTCGCTGTCCCGATCGTCTTCATCGATGATGGGATCGAGCTGATCGATTTTAATTTCGTCTGTGCGTAGTGCAGGTCGCATGAGCCCCTCCTTTTGGGCGGAGAAAGAACGGGGGGCACGAAGCCCCCCGTGTATCGGTTACGCTACCGGCGTCGGCGTCGGCGGTGTTTCCGGTCCCGGCGGCAGATTGCCGAACAGGAAGCCGACAAACGCCTTCAGCTTCTCGATCTGCTCTGGCGTGATCGGCGGCTTGGGCGGCGTGGGCTGTGGTCCCGGCAAAGTGTTGTCGACAACCGGCGGACCACCGGGGAAGCCCGAGCCGCCACCCGGCAGAGAACCACCCGGCCAACCCGGCACCGTAGGCCAGCCCGGCGAGGGCTGCGGTCCCGGCAACGAATTGTCTGGATAGACCGGAATGTAGATCGGATGGGTCGGCTCGAGGCCCGATTCCGGCGGTGGAGTGATCGGGATGTAGATCGGATGCGACGGATGCGGGAAACCTTCAATGCCACCCGGCAGGCTTCCACCCGGCCATCCCGGTACAGTCGGCCAACCTGGACGCGGCGGCTGCGGACGAGCCCACGGCGGAGAGTAGCCCGGATCGACCGGACCTCCCTGACCAGGGAAACCGCCACCACCGGGCAGACCACCCGGCCAGCCAGCAATCGGCGGCCCAGCACCGCCACCGCCACCCGGCAGGCTTCCACCTGGCCAGCCTGGAACGGTTGGCCAACCCGGATGCAGCGGCGGCCCCGGCTGACCCGGGAACGGCGGCTGTGGACCAGGCAGCCCATGATCAGGATGCGGCAACTGGTTGGGGTCGACTTCGTACCCCTGCACGATGAAGTACTTGGCAGCCATGTTTGCTCCTTTTGAGGTTGATCGCCGGGTTTGGTGATTCGCCCCCGGCGATCCCCCCTTTAGCTGACCTGGGGCCGATCCGGCAGGGTCGTAATGTTGGTAAATGTGTAGGTCATGCCCGTCAGCGGCGTCTGAACGGACGTACCAAAGGTCCAGCCGCCAACAGCAGTCGATCCCGCCTTAACCACCTCGTACCCAACCGGGCAGAAGTTGTCGGGGACTGGCCCAAAGTTGGGCGCGTACATAAAAGTGCCCGAGGGGCTGAGATCAACAAGATCCCCCTGCGTGGCAAGCTGAACACCCGTGCTGCTGTAACCGATCAAAAAGACGCAGCCCTTGTTCGCCGTAACAGGAACGAACGCGAGGCCGGTCGCCGCATCGGTCGTTGGCGTGGCACCGTTGGTGACTGCCGTCTTGTTATAGACCTTGCCGTTGAGCGAATAGGAAACGGCAGAGTTGGTAATGGTCGAGGTCGTCCCCGCCACCAAAGTCGCATTCCCCAAACACAGCGTGATAGGGGCTTGAGCATAGACGTCCATATCTGAGTTCCTTTCTACGCGGCTGCCGGATTGAAACCGTTGCCGTCGAAATAGACAGTTGAAGTGGTGGCATCCAAAGCGGTCGTACCGCCTGTGAATGCACCGGAGGCGTTGATCAGGATCGAGCCGACAAGGGCTGTGCCCGCCGGCCCGGCTGGAAAGCCAATGCCGGCTGACGTTGCGCCCTCGGCTCCAGCAACCGGCACAACAACGCCCGCTGCATTAACGTAGAACGACACATACCTGGAACGGCCTGCGCCTACGTTGATGCCGGTCAGCGCTGGCATGTCGGTGCTGGCTGGGATTCGCACGAGCGTGCCGTTGACCGCGGCGTAGTAATCGGCCGCCCCGATCTTCGCCAATGGACTTGCGCCTGCCTTGATCACAAGACCGGCCGGCTTCAGCGAGAGCGCTGACGCCGTGCTGGTGGACTGAGAGAGGGCCTGGATGATCGCCTCTCTGTCCGCCGCCGCTCCCACCTTCATAAGAATTTGAGCTACAGTTGCCATGTGTCAGGGCTCCTTTAGTTGGTGAGAACCTTGGAGCCGACATTTCCGACTGCCATCCAACCTGGGTTTTCAATCATCACGACTTTCCACCAGATCGTGCCGCAATAGCCGCGCTGGCCAAGCGGATCGCTCTTCGACTTTTCGCCAGGAGCGAGATAGGTCGGATCCAAAGCCGACAGACCACGCACCGCGATCTGGCTCCAGGCGTCCTGTGCCGTCACGATGAACGGATAGACGTCAATGTTGGCGCCGGTCGTTGACGCGTACTGGCTCGAGGTCGACGCGACCGTGGCGCCGGCGTTCTGCAGCGACGGCAAATCCGGCGAGGTGATGAAGCGGAAGCGCTCGATCTTGCCGATTTCGAATTCCATCGGCTTGCCGCTCGCGTACCGCTCGACCGGAGTGAAATTCGGAATGTCCCGAATATCCGGCTCGAGATCGGTGTGGCAGTAGACGGTGAAGCCTTCGGCCACGGCGTCGGTGCCGTACTGGTTGCTCGGCTTCAGCACGCGATTGACCGGCGTGCCGTGATTGGCCTGCAGGTTCTTCGCAATGCGGCGCACCATGTTCAGGCTGAACGACCCGTTGACGGTGCTGACGCTTGTGCCAGTGCCTCCGTAGTACTGATTGGTACAGGCGCGGAGCTGTCCGTAGGCGATCTGCTCGTTGACCAGCGTCACCCGCTCGCCGACTTGCTTGATCATCGCCTCTGGGATGTCGTCTTCGTACAAGTGATAGGTCTTGTCCGAAAATCCGTAGAGACAACCGTACTGCTGGACGACCACGGTGATGTCCTGCGCGGTCATCGAGTCGGGCGCCGGCGTCACACCTTCCGAGATCTGATTGGCGGCAGCCATCGCAAGCGAGCGATCGCCGTCAACATTCTGGAAGAATTGGTTAACGGTATTGAAATTCGCCGCGGTCGCGCCGTAGGGCACCCAACGCCTGGCGACGTAGGTGTCGGAGTTGTTCTGTGGCATTGGCACCTGGCGGCCGGAGCGGCCGAGGCACTCTCTGGGTACAGCATGCTTGAGAATCTGACCCTTGAATTTATCGATTCGGCCGGGTTGTAGGCCATAGGTCTGCATTGCCATTTCGAGATCCTTCTATGAGCACGGCGCCAGCGGCGCGGCGTGCGCGTTACTCGGTGAAACCTGAATTAAAGAGGTCAATGGATGATGGAACGTGAGGGCCCGGCGGTGTGCCGTTTCCCCGCGGCTGGACGGCGGCCATGATGCGGTCCCTGCGGGCCATATCAGTGCGAGCCGGTGTCTGTTGGCGTGCTGCAGCAGCAGGGGCGCGAGCCTTGGCCAGATCGGCATAGCACTTGTCGATCGAGCGTTTGGTAATCGCGGCTGAGTAGGTGTGGTTCAGTAGGTGCTGGTACTCAGGCGTTTGAGTGGTCAGCCATCGACGGTAGGCGTTGTTGGTATCCTCGGGCTTGCCGACGAACTCACGCCAACCGGGATGGAGGTCATCAAGATCCTTGAGCCCCTCACTATGAACGATCGTCGCGGCAACGGCGCGCATCTGCTCGGGATCGACCACCGGAGTCGCCGCTTGCGCGGTGCCCCTCAGGTTCGCTCGTTTCAGAATACGCTCGAGGCCGGCACGATGGTGTTTGGCCAATTCAGGAAAGTCTTCCTTCAGCTCGGCGAAATCGTCTTCGGTAATTTCTACCGCGGCGCCCGCCGGCGTCTGGCTCCTCACCTGGTTTAGTACCTGCTGCATGTTGCCCAACGTCCCGAACGCCCTGGACAATTGCTGCTTGAGGTTCGCCGTCTCATCGGCGGCGTTCTTCAAGCGTTGCAGTTCGTCCTCGGTGAGCCGGACATACCTGGGCGTTGGAGCCCGCGGCTCTTGCACAGGCGCCGGCGCTTCAGTGGCGACAGCCGGTGGCGGCGTCTCCTTTGCAGGAGGCGCATCCGAATCAAAGCCGTCCGCGAATGCTGCATTAGCAGCCGCGATCTGCTCTTCCGTCTGCTCGACTACTTCCGCTACTTCAGCCATGTGCTCCTCTCAGTCCGGCGCGCATATTTCTGTGAGCCGGTTCGTCAGCCGTCTCGATCGGCGGCATTGGTTCGCGACCGAGGCGCACCAGCGCCTTCAAGGCCGCAATCTCTCCACGCACCCGCGCCGTCTGTTCCGGCGAAAGGGGGGCGTCGTTCATCAACCGCGCCTTCTCAAGGCGCTGCTTCAGGAATAGCTCGATCTTGATCCAGAGCGGGCTGGTCCTCTCGAACGGGGTCAGCACGAAGTCCTGGTCGGTGCTCATTGCTCAAAGCCTCCGCCCCTGCGCGCTGTGCCAGCGGGCTCGGTTGGAGGAGCGATCGCCGGCCCCACGCGCGAGCTGCGCACCCGACCGTTGGCGCCGTTGCTGCCGTTCTTGTCGGCGCTGAGCTTTTGCTGGACATCGAGCTTCATCGCCACTTCGGCGAGCTTGGCCTTCACTTGCTCGATCGTGAGGCGGTGCATCGCGGCGTATTCCATGACGGCGAGCTGGCGCCGCATCTCGATCTCGTGCAGCGCCACCGTGCGATCGCTCATCACGTCTTCGCGCTCGACCTGGATCCGCCTGCCCTCGAGCTTGATGCGCTCGGCATCGGTTGCCTGCCGCATCTTGGCGACCTCGATCTGCGGCGGCGCCGGCGGCGGCTGCTGGTCGAGGGCTGCCTGTTCCTCTTCGCTGTTCTCGAGCTTGCGTGGATCGAAGCGCTTCGACTTGAGAAATTCCTTCATCGTCTTGCGCGCGTTCAGGCCGTAGGCCGGATCCTTCGCGACCACGAGCATCTGGTTCAGCATCTGATCCTGGATGCTGCGCTCGACCAGCGCAGACGAGCCGTGCGCGTCGATCGCGAAGTCGCCCTTCTCATCGTCGGGAACGTCAGGATCCAGCAGCAGGTATTCGTAGTATTGCCGGATCAGCGGCTCGGTGACGTAGTCATCGAAGCCGTTGCCCACCTGGCGCAGCAGTTGGTTGGCATTGTTATTTTGGAGCTGCATGCCCCCCAAGGTTTCCGGCTGCGTCGGGCCGCTCTGGCCCTGCGTCACCAGGGGAATGTTCGTGCTCTCTTCGGCCAGGCGCATACCGAGCTGCACGATCTCGCTCAACGGGGCCGTCGTATTCGGCACGGTGAACATGCCGAACGCCTGGTCGACAGTGATGTTCGCGTCCGATTGCAGCTCCCACACTTTGTCGGGCGTGATCGTCCATCGGCCATCGGCCGGCTGAATGGCATCGCGGTTGATGACGATCTGACTGCCGGCGCTCTTGCCGGCGTTGTTCAGCATCGCCCGCACCGCGCCGTTGGTGATGCGTTGCGCCGGACTGACTTGCTCAGCGACACCGATACCGAACCACTGGCCAGGGCGCCGGCGCCACGGCACGGCGTGGTAGGGCAGCTCACCGGAGAGCTCGAGCGGATTGAACGTCGCCTTGACCACGCGATCGTTGATCATGGTGACGATCGCGTAGACCTGGTCCTTCAGATCCTCCGGCGGCGATTCCTTCGCGGCGTGGCAGATGCACCAGTAATCATCGCGCGACAGGACACCATTAAAATACCAGATCTCGAACTGTGATCGGCGCTGTTCCTCGGCCGGCTGGTTTGGCTTGTCGCTGTCCTCGTCGCCCATCCCGCCGGGGCCTTCCTCGATCACGGCCTCGATTTGGCTCTTGATGTAGCCAGGCGAACTCATCAGCTCGCGCACCTGGTGCTCGGAAACAAAGTCGCGCTCGAAACAGTGGCCGCCGTTGTGGACGTTCTCGCCGCACGCTGGATCCGGATAGAAATTCCAGGCGTCGACCCACTTGGTGCCCGGGAAAACCTTGGTGCGAACGATGACCTCGATGGGGCCGGCGTCAGTCCTGTTCGCCACGACCTCACGGCGGCTCATCGGGAACGGACCCTTGAGCACGCCAACGCCGAGGCGAGCCGCATCGAAGATGGTTTTGCGGGCCTCGGCCGGATAGCAGGATTCGAGCATCCAGTCGTAGACGCGGAGCTCGGCTTTCTTGGCCTTCTCGCGGGCGAGCATGATCTGCTCCTCGGCGAGATCCTTGGCGGTCAGCGGAACCTGGGGCTCGGGCGGCGCGCCCCCAGCGGCGCCGGTCACTGCGGCCATCACGTCGGGCGGCATCCCCGCCGGCGGCATGCCTGGGGGAGGGGATGGCATGGGGGGTCCGCCGGGGGGAGCAGCGGCGCCAGCAGCAGGAACCGCTCCCTCCGCCGGCGCCGGCACCTCAGCAGCAGGAGGCTGCGCGCCTGCCGCCGGATCCGGGGGAGGCGCGGCCGCCTGTCCAGGGGGAACTTCGCCCGGTTTGGCGGGCCGGGTAAGCGGCACCCCAAGGGTCGGGCTCATAACCTGGTCTTTAGATCTCTTGAGCTCGATGACGTCCGGAACCGGCGTCTCGTTGAACGAAAAGGCCTTGTCGTCTAACGGCAGTATGATCTCGCACAGCTTGGCTGAGCCGGCGTCCACGTACCTGGCGGTGATCGGAATGAAGATGGTGGACTTGCCGTCAGCCGGCGGAAGAAAGTTGCGCGTCAGCGGCCCTTCCATCGACTGCGGCTTGGCCCAGCGGTTATTCGCCATCTCGTGCCGGTTGGCGCCGTCGATGCCGACATAGGATTCTTCGCAGGCCAGCCAGGCATCCTCGCAGCCGGAGGCTTTGCGGGCCCGCTTGGCGTCCTCGCGCAAGTCGGAGATCACCTGGCCAATCGTCGCCAGCCGGGCGGGATCCGGGTCAAGGAACGGCTCCATCAACGCCCGCAGCCTGGGCGATAGACCGCGAGGGAGCCGGACGCGCGCCATCAGGCGGCCGGGGTGTCGGGGGTGTCGTCAGTCACGAGATCGCCCAGGCCAATGAGCTCGCCAACGGAGAGCGGGCCTTCAGCGGCCTTGGTGTCCAGTTGGGAGAGCGGCACCGGCTCGACGGCGACCTCGATCGTCTCGTCGGCGATCTCGCGCCAGTTGGCGAGGAACTCGCCCATCTTGTCGGGCGGGACGGACAGTTGCTCTTCGTCGCCGCCGTTGACCTTGGTGCGGTAGTCGTAGGCCGTGATCAGCTCGTCACGCTTTTTGGCGATAACTTCGAATTCGGGTTGCAGCTTGGTGAGCAGGCGGCCCAGGCGGTATGCGCCCTTGAGCGGCAATGGCCGCTTTTCCTCAACGATTGTGCGGACAATCTGATGGGCGACGAAGACTTGGGCAGCAGTCAGTTTCATCGTGGGTTCCTGCGCTGAACAGGCAAGGCCGCCTAACGCTGGACGCATGCAACCCTGCGGCGGGGGGCACGGTATACCAATACCCCACTAGGCTCAACGGATTGTGTCACCGCACTGACTCAGGTGCAGATCTAGGCCCATGGACGTTCTGGCCGATGCCCTGTACCTTGGCCGAGCTCCGTTTCGTGGTTGGGACTCGAGCACGCAAAAGACGCCGGCACGGACTCCACCTCTCTCGTGCCGGCGTTTCTGCGTCTGGGGGTTAGTGCGCGGCGGGCCCGCTTGCGGTCGGGGTTTCGGGCCGTCGCCCTAGCCGCGCGAATCGCAGCCTACCGCAAATCCCGGAAACCCGGTTACCGGGTTCTGACAAAAATCAAAAATCCCGCAGAACCAAAGAGGAACTGGGTGCGGCAGAAATCTGCTCACCATTTTTGCCGGGGAGAAAAGGGCCCTAACTATCCCGACTTTCCCCGCTTTCCCGCGAACGGAAGGCGAACTAGCCGCAATAATAGGGGGTCGAATCGCCTCATTTAGTGCGGCGAAATGGGACATTACGGAAACAAAGGCCGGGAGTTGTTTCCGTAGACAAACCCAGAACGGAGCCAGGCGCCGTTTATATTGTGCACGCTATCTTGCTGTTTTGATTGGAATTACAGGCACTTATAGAGAATTTTGTCCGGACGCCGCTCAAAATGGCGCTCACCTTCTGAGCGGTTTTGAGCGCCCCGCCAGAATGGCCGCTGACTAACCCAGCGATATCCAGCGCCCTGGCAGGCTTGGCTGCCTTGGCAGTAATTGGCAGTTAATGGCAGCCAATTCCTAACCCATTGATATTGCCCCACATTCCTGTGCGCAAAAAGTTACAAGGCATAGGCTCGGTCTATACCCCCGAAAAACAGGGTGCATCCGCCACCTTGATTTTCTCAGTGAAGAACAGCCCGGGATCCGGCCGCTGTTTTTCTCAGTAGCGTTTAGCCGGCAAACGCCAGTCACATGCCGAGCGTGCCCATCCCGGGATCCGGGTTGCCATAGAACGGCAGGGGCTTGCGCACCGGGCGATCGGTCTCGTTGCGGATCTGGTCGGCGACCGTGGCCAGCAGGCGCCAGGCTGAGGCGCCGTGGCTGTACTGGTCATGCTTGGGCTCACCCGGCTCGCCGGTCGTCATCGTGATGTTGCGGGCGTAGTGCTTCAGGCAGTCGAACAGCCGGCGCCCGCCGATGTGGCCCGACGCCGACTTCCTCTGGCTGTTGTCGATGTAGACCCTGGGGAACATCATGCGGGCGGCGCGGATGGTATCCTCGACCGGCACCGGCTTGTGCAGGGCTTTGACCGATCGCCGGCCCAGGCGGCGCAGCTCGTCGTAGGCCGAGCTCTTGGAAATCGGATTCTTATTTTTCCCATCATGGGGCAGCCAATCGGTGCCCCAGCGGTAGCCCAGCTTGTCGAACTCGGCCACGAATTCGGTGTAGCTGCGGTAAGAATCCTCAAAGTAGCTGATCACATTCAGCACGCCTGGCGCCGGCATCTGCACCAGGATGATGGCCATGGCGTCATTCCAGCCCAAATCCCAAATCGTGTGAACCGGCAGCCTGGGATCGTATGGGACGGAGCGGTAGCGCTCCGAATTGATCATCTCGCCGATCTCCTTGGCGAAGATGGCGCCGGCGACGATCTGCCTGCAGTTGCCTAACCAGATGTTGTCGTAGTCGTCGGGTGCAGTCCTCTCCATGTACTTCCGCTCGGCCTCGAGGACCGCGGGAAACCAGGGATTGTCGGAGTAATTGACCTTGGCCACGACCGCGTCGTCGCGCTGATTGACGACGAATCGTTGAAACGTCTCATCGTCCTCCATATCCGGGTTAAATGTGACCCAGATCTCGCTGCCAGGGACGCGGATGGTCGGGACCAGGATGTCCCAGGATCTCTTGGAGACCGTCTGGCCTTCCTCGACCCAGACAATGTCCACGGCTTCGAAAGACTTGATGCTGTCCACGGTGTGGGAGGCGAGGCCGGTGAAAATGAACCTGGTGCCATTGCCGCCCACGATGTCGGTGTCCGAGACCGAATAGAATCCGCCCATGCCGAGCGCGGCGATGCGGTCGATCAGCAGCGCGTAGACCGAATGCTCGATCGATCGCTGGATCTCGCGGGCGCACAGGATACGGAGCCGGTGGGCTGAGCCCATGACCAGGAGCGCATTGGCGAACGACCAGCTCTTGCCGGATCCGCGGCCACCGTAGGCCACCTTGTAGCGGTGGGCGTTGAGCAGGAAGCCGAGCTTGCGCGGCAAGTCGATGTCGACCGTGCGCTGCGGCTTGGGCAGGACGATCGCTTCGGCGACGTCGCTCATTGGACCAGGAACCAGATCGCCGAGAGCACGAACGACACCGCTCCGACCAGGGCGAGGCGCAGGGCCACGGCGACCATCAATGCACCGGAAGGGTAAGCCGGACGGAATCGCAGATCAGGCGATCGATCATGGCAACGGCGGTGCCGCGCTTGGCGATCTCGGACGTGAGCTCGTGGATGCTGTCGTCCTTGCCGGCGACCACAGCGGCGATGCGGATGTACTCCATGGTGTATTCGGTGACGAGGTAGCGGCCGCCGCGATCCATGAAGCCGTGGGCCATAGCTTCGATATCTGGGGTTCTCTCCACCGGCATGAGGATGGGGATGGTCTCATCCAGGACGATGAAGAGGAACGGAATCATCCTCGTTGCATTCGATGGAGGAATTCGTCGGAGGTGACGACATAGTAGTGCGCGCCGGCGCTCTTCATCGGCTGGCGCTTTTTGAGCGCGATGCCCTCGGCAGTCTGGCGCCAAATGCGATGGGTCGCCCACTGGCCCAGGCCCAGGCCCATCAGGAAGCCAATCGAGCCGGCCCAGGCAACGGTTTCCCAGTCCATCACGCGCTCCCCTGAAGCAGTTTGTACTTGGCCCTTTCTAGCAGAAACACAGCATCGCCTATGCCGTGGCTTGCAAACAGCACGAGATCGCCATTCGGCAGTTCGCCGGTAATCAGTATCTGGACGAAACCCTGACCTTTGGCATCCTCGAGCATTTGGTCCGGATCGAAGCGGGCGCCGTCACCAAAATCCACAAGGTGGAGCTTGACCACGTTGTCGGTCACCGCTCACTCCCGCCTGCCATCGATCAGGTTGGCGCGCACGGTGATCTGGGGATCTCGACCAGGCCCGGGATCCGGCCCGACCAGGTTGACCTGGATGGCGAGGTTTTCCTGGCGCTGGCGGTTGTCGCGTTCGAACAGGCCGAGGTGCTTCATCAGTTTGTCAGCGGCCTCCAGCTTGGGCCAGAACTTGAGCTTGCAGACGCGGCCGATCTGCTCGCGATCGTCGCCGTGGCCGCCCCAGATCTCGGTGACCTCGAAGCTGGCGACCGATGCGGCCATGCCCTCGTCCCATTCCGAGGGCGGGACCAGGCTGCCATCGTCGCGATAGAACTTGCGGGAATCGTTGAAGGCGACGTTTTTGACTTCGCGCAGGGTGCGCTCGTTCGAGATCTCGGCGATGTCGGCGACCCGCTTCGCGGCGGCCTCGAGCTTGGCCTTGACCTCCGGATGCTTCAGGAGCTCGTAGCCCTGCCGATGGATATTCTTGTTCTTGTAGCCGGCGGTGACCGCAGCCTGGGCCGAGTTGTAACCATTGCCGAGATAGGCCGCCACGAACTTCTCGCGCATCGCCCGGTTGTTCGCAGCCGCGAGCCTGCTCGGTGGCATCTTACGGAGCGGGCTTGATCGGCTCGGCTTCCTCTTCCTCGCCGGCGCCAAAGCCTTCGTCAAAGTTTGCCGCGGCCGCGGGGCCTTCGGCGTTCTCGGGATCCACGATGTTGAGGATCTCGGTCATCAGCTCGCCGATGCCGGCCTCGTCGCCGGAGAACGTCTTGGGGGCCGGGGGTCCGCCTTCGGCGCCCATCTCGGGGGCGGCCATCTCGTCCATGCCACCTTCCAGGCTGAACGATCCATCGGCGTTTTTCAGGATGGTCGCCACCACGGTGGCTTCGCCACCCATGTCCTCGGGAGGAGCGGCGCCCATATCATCGGGCGGCATTCCGCCCATGTCGGGAGGCATACCGCCGGGAGGCGGGGGAGCTGGTGCAGGCGCGAGAGCCATGGTTGGTCCCTTCCTTTGTAGGCGTGGGGTATCTGGATACCACGCCTGGGAGGTCGGGGACAGACTAACCGCATCGGAGCGAGATGACTGCCCATCTCCTTAGCGGGCTACTCGCCTGCCCCTTCCCCTTCCGGAAGTCTCACCGCAGCGGGCCGGGGCGGGGCGGGTCGAGGTCACCCGGAATCCGAACGCGCACCGAGGCGACGGATCCGATTGCTGCCCACTCGCCGCACCAGGCGTCGGCGGTTGTTCCTGGCCAGTCGTTGCGCTTGCCGCGGTTGTTGCCCGGGATGAGGCGGCGGCAGCGGCCACGTTTGAGGGTTCCAACGTAGTACTGGCAACTGACGCAGCTCTCAGCCATGGCACTACCTCCGCGGTTTGTTCTTCGATCCTGGCGGCCGGCCGACTCGCTTCTTGGCCTTGGCGACCCTGGCGGCCTTGTCCTTCGCTTTAGCAAGTTTAGCACGCGCCTTGGTCAGGGCGGGCAGCTCCCCCTCCAGCGGCCGCGCCGCCGCTCCTAGCGCCGCCTGTTCCCGGCGCCGGCGGTAACTTTCGAGAGAAAGCCGGATGGTTTCGGGTGGGATGCTGGCGATCGCCGTGATGTCGTCGGGGGTTGCCTCGTTGAGCAGCCAGCGGTGGAAGGTTCCGGCGCGGGTGACGGCTTCCTTGAAGGATTCGAGGACTTCGGGCTGGGCGCGGGCCAGTCGTTTCTCGATCTTGCCGCACATGGCGTGGATCCCGGCCAGGGTCTCCTGGAATTGCCGGGTGTAGTTTTCGCGCGCGACGGCTTCCTCGGCCGACATCTTTGGCACCGGGCTATCCTTGATACCGCGGCTCCACTCGCCGCAGCCTGAGGTGGCCATGACGCCGGGCCATTGGCCAACGGCATCTCCGGCGACGCCATAGACTGGCGGGTGGGCGCGGCAGCGGCCGGCGTCTTTAGTGTTGGAGGCGGCCTGGTAGTGTCGGCATGTGCCGCAAGTTTCGCTCATGGTGGCTCCGTCTGGTCATGGTGGATCGATGGTTGGGGTTGTGTCCGGCACCAGGTGTTTATGGGGGCCGGTTACGCGCACGCAAAGGCAGCCCTGGTCACGATACAGGGCGGCCCATCTTTCGGCTTCTTCCTCGCTGGAGAGGATTTCGACTCCGAGGTCGTCGTCGGCTGGGTCAACGAATTCGACGTGCCAGACCCTGACGAAGAACTCGCTCACGCCGGCTTCGGCGGCTCGACTGGCTTGGGATCCGGCGGTGTCACCGGCTTCTCTTCCGGCTCATCCTCGCCCTCTTCCGGCTCGACCGGCTTGTCCTTGGGATCCGGCGGCGCTTCGTCGGCGGTCGCCTCGTAGGTTGGCCGTGCGGCCTGGTGCTTGGCCATCATCCAGGCCACGGCTTCCTCGACGTTCATCAATTCCATCACTCTGCTCCTTCGTGTTCGCTTCCATTGAGCGCGGTTACGGCAATATGGTCGATTTCCTTCAGTAGGTGCCGCGCCCACTGGGCATGTAGTGCGCCGATATCGATGCCGGTGTCCTTCAATACAACCCCGGCGACTTTGATCAGCTTGTCGTTCAGCGGCGTGAACAGATCCTCGGGATAGGCTTCGCACCAGCAGGCGATCTTATCGAGCGCCTCCTCGTGGTTCTCGATGCGCTGGGTCAGGATCAGGATCTGCTGCGCCAGGGTCTCGAACAGACGCTTGAGCTCGATGGCATGCATCCAGGTCTTGCTCGAGTCGCCGTTTTTGACGAACTCGTGCAGCCAGACCAGTGCCACCTTCTGCTTGTCGGTCATTGCAGAATAACCATTACCAGAGTCTTATTCGGCGAAGGCCTGGCCTAATTAGGCGAAGACCAATTGCCAGATACCCCAGCCGGCCAGGATGAACATTGCCCAGCAGCCGAGGCAGAGAATGATGATCGCCCCGACCGGAGGAATGGCGTCGAGGAAATCCTCAGGCGGATTGGGCGGCCTGGCTCCATACAGGGAGTGTCTGACCATCGGCGTCCTCCATCATGGCGTTCCCACGAGTCCGCCTTCCCGGTCGTCGGGCTCGGGCTCGGGCGGCGGTGTCGGGGCTGCTCCTCCCTCGCTCTGCGGCGACCATGCGGTCAGTGTCTTGCCGTCCGCGCGGGTGCCGGCGGGAAAAGTATAAAAATGCGGCGGCGCACCGGCTGACACCGTGAGGTGTTCCGAGTTGTTCTCGATCTCGCAATCGTTGGGCCTGTTGACCTGATTGGTTATGTTGATGGCCGGCGCGCGGTCAGGATCGGTCGGGCAGAACTGGTTATCACGCGCCACGTTGGAATAAGTTTTATCGTTGTCCGCGTGAAGGACGAGTTCTCCTTTGTAGGGATGGCTGCGTGCCGGATCGCGTGCATTTCCAAATGTTATGTTGTCGCGCATCGTATTATTCCAGCTATCAAACAAGACGATTCCGCCGCCGTCATTGTTGTAGGAGAGGTTGTTGACGATCGTATTGTGATGGCAGGCCTGGTCCGCCTCCC